TAGCCCAGGCGATTGCCCGCAGGCTGACCGCTGCCCAGACCCCCACGCCGTCGCCTGCCGTCTGGAAGGGAATGGCCAAGTCGGGGGCATCGTCGGTAACGGCGAAGGAACCGCCAAAAACGACCCGCCCTGCCCCGATCTCACCCGAAGAGGCAGAAACGATCAAGGAGAAGCTGGCGTTAGCCTACGGGGCGTTAATTGAAGGGCGACCAACGGCGGCGGGAGAAGTGGCGGCGATGATGGGGAGCGGTGGTACGGTACCAGACATGCCAGCATTGCCACGCGTGATCGAGGCGAACTGGTAGGCGTGCGGTAAAACACTGTTGAACGATGTTGAAACAGTCGCTTTAATGTCGTCATTAGTATAGGTGTTTGACTTAGTTAACCTATCCCAAAGGCACTTTTCGCTCACCCTTCCTCGCCCGCCAACCTTGGCCCCTCCCCTTCTGCTACTCTCGCACCATGGCCAAAAAATCTGCCATCCTTCGCGGTGCTGTTCGTCGGCGTATCACGGCTACCCGTGCAGCCCTGCCGCCCTCCCAGCAGTCACGACCGATCACCCCGCTCACCACAAGCCAAGCCGACGATAAAACGCTGGGGCGGAATGTGCCGTGGAAAGCGGTGCCCCGGTCGTCGTGGATTGCTGCACTGCGGTTCATCCCGGTGGCTCGGGTTGGCAACAGCAGGTATGCCACTGGCTACGTGGACATGATGGTGAAGAAGAAGCCACGCACGGGGAGCGGACGCTATCGGTATGGGCCGGGGATCAACCAAGCCAACTTCAATACGTGGTTCATTGCGGCGTCGAAGGGGAAGTATTGGTGGCGATATTTTACGCGGAGATGGTCACCGGCACAGAAGATTTGACCGGGTAATACCACGTCATCCGTATCTGCTCCCGGTGGACTGAGGGCCAACCATGCTAATTCCCAAACAACTCAAATTTGTCGAAGAGTACCTAACCGACCGCAACGCGAAGCAGGCCGCAATACGGGCAGGCTACAGCAAGCGAACCGCTCACTCCCAAGGGCAGCGGTTGCTCAAACGACCCGACGTAAAGAAAGCCATTGAAGAAGCTATGGCCATTGCCAGCGACCGCAACGGGGCCACGGTAGATCGCATCGTTACCGAATTGCTTGCTGTTGGCATCTCCGACATCGGTGACATCCTCGACTTCACTGGGGAGAAGGTACGGCTGCGAGAGCCGCACAAGATTCCCGACCATGCACGCCGTGCAATTTCATCCGTCAAGGTGAAGCGACGCATGGAAGGAATGGACCGCGTTGAAATCATCGAATTCAAGCTCTGGGACAAGATGGCCGCACTGGACAAGCTGGGCCGATATCGGGGCATGTTCGTTGACCGGCAGGAGATCACCGGGGCGAATGGTGGGCCGTTAGAATTGCTCGTAGCAGAGAGAATCATTGACGCAAACGATGAAGGCAGCACTACCACGCACGATTCAAAAAACGATCAACCTGCACCGGGCACAACATGATTTTCGCCACGCTACCGCCCTCTACCGTGGCTTCGTGGGCGGGGTCGGTTGTGGGAAGTCGTGGATCGGTGCGTATGATCTGATCCGACGTGCGGAGCGTGGCAAGCTCTACATGGTGATCTCGCCCAGCTACAAGATGCTGTCGGACTCCACGATGCGTTCATTCGTGGACGCCGCCAAGTCGCTGCAAGTCTACGACGCCAAGAACTTCAAGCTCAACCCCGCACCATCGTGCAAACTCTCCACTGGTGCCGAAGTTCTCTTCCGTTCGGCCGACGATCCCGAGTCACTGCGTGGGCCCAACCTGTCCGGCATTTGGATCGACGAAGCAAGCCTGTGCCACGAGGACACATTCAAAATCGGCATCGGGCGGCTACGTGAAGCTGGCCAGTTGGGCTGGTTGTCGGCGACGTTTACGCCCAAGGGGAAGCAGCACTGGACGTATCAGACGTTTGGCAAGGGAAAGCCGAACACATCACTGGTGGTTGCGAAGACTAAGGACAACCCGTTCCTTCACCCGGAGTTTGCGAAGAACCTTGAAGAGCAGTATGGGGCAGGATCGCGGTTGGCCCTCCAAGAACTCGAAGGGTTGTTCGTCGATTGGTCCGGCGGCATCTTCGAAGCAGGCTGGTTCGTCCTCGTTGACGACGCTCCCCGCATGGCCTCCCGCGTTCGCTACTGGGACAAGGCCGGGACCGAAGGCGGTGGGGCGAATACGGCAGGCGTACTCATCTCACGCGACACACGCGGCTGGTACTTCGTGGAAGATGTGGTGAGGGGCCAGTTCTCAGCGATGAACCGGGAAGCGACGATCAAGCAGACGGCAATGTTGGACCGCCAACGGTACGGGCACGTAACGATAGTGATTGAGCAGGAGCCGGGGAGCGGTGGGAAGGAGTCGGCAGAGGCCACGGTGAGGAACTTGGCCGGGTTCACCGTGCGGGTGGATCGTGTGACTGATCCGAAGAATGAACGCTACCTGCCACTGGCGTCACAGGCAGAGGCCAAGAATGTGTACGTGTTGAACCGACCGTGGACGCCAGCCTTCCTCGAAGAACTGGCCGCAGTCCCTGAAGGCAAGTTTAAGGATCAAGCCGACGCTGCGGCGGGTGCGTTTAGCCACGTCTCCAAGATGGTCATTGGCAGCACTACCGGAATCTCACTCCCTACCGATTCACAGCGTACCATTCTCGGACTGAGCGACGACGTTTTCCGCTAGTCGCACCCGCCAGCATTGGAGCCACGCACTTTGTTAGCCTCACTGCATGTCACTACTCGGACGCATCAAAAACCGTTTATCTGGTAAGAGCGATGGTCAGGCCATCAGCTTACCCTACCTACGTCCTGAGCAAGAGCTTCCCTTCCTCCACGAGCAAATCCGGGCCTACTCCTCCGTCGTCCCCATCCGGGCAAGCCGAGGGATTCAAAACTACTCCGGCGAAACCGCTGAAATGCGGATGGGCTATCGGCGGGCGTTGCTGGCGGAACCTGCGATCAAAGCGGCGTTGCTCGGCAAAATTGCTGCGGTGATGTCGCTCGGACTGAACGTCAAAGTCTACGACGATACGCCGTTTGATCAGCGTGTCGCTTCCTTCGTGAAGCATTCGCTCACCACGGTCAAGGGTGGGCTGCCAGCACTCATCGAGAAGATTCTCGTGCACGGGCTGATGGACGGCTTCACCGTTTGCGAAAAGGTGTGGAAGCAGGAAGATCGTGGCCGGTGGCAGGGCAAGATTGGACTGTCCACGCTCAAGGCGAAGGATAGCCGTTACGTTGACTTCTACATCGACCGCTACCGCAACATCATTGGCGTGGTGAGCATGCAAAACAATGCAGGCATCACGTATGAGCCGTCGGACTTCGTCATCTTCTCTTACCTCAGCCTCTTCGAAAATCCGTTTGGTGCGTCCGATCTGCGAGCATCGTATCGAGCAGCGGAGATGATCCCCGCACTGATTAAGCTGCGGATGATCTTCCTCGACAAGTACGCCGGGCCGTTCATGAAGGCTCGGACCAACGACACGTCGCTCATTCCCAAGATGCAGGCAGAGTTGGCACAGGCTCGGCAGGGTGGGTTTATCGTCCTCACGCCTGACATGGATGTGGAAGTGATGAACCTCGCCACGACGGGGACGAGCGAATTTTTGGACGCACTTGAAGACTTGCGGAAGGAGATCGCGACCGGCATCAGTGGGGCGTTCCTTCACATGATGACCGGCGACGGTGGCGTCGGTGCTCGTGGCGATTCTGGTGTGCAACAGGATACTGCTGATCTCTTTGTGTGGATGCTCGCCGTAAAGGTGGCGGCCGTCTTCAACGAGCAGCTAGTCGAAGACCTCGTCACGCCCAACTTCGGTGCTGACGTTGGCCTACCTACCGTCTCTCTCGAAGCTCCGAACCCCGAAGCGATTGTTGCCGAACTGGCCATCGACCAGATGTTGCACAGCATGAACGTCCCGCTGTCGCTGGAAGAACTTTACGAACGCTCTGGACGACGACCGCCCAAGGACAAGGCGGACACGCTGGTGGCTGGTCCACTACCCGCCGACTTCCCCGGCAACGAAGACACTGGCGAGAACTTCGACCCCAACGCAGTGCCACAGGAAACACTTGAAGAAGGGGACGACTAACCATGGGCAATGCAGTCCAACCCTACGCCACAACGTCCACGGCAGAGCCGGTACGCATATTCTCCGCTGGCCAAGTGCTGCCCAGTGGGAAGATTGCCGACGAGGCGTTTCTCGATGCCGTCGTCGCCAACTGGGCAGCAGCCCAGGCGAAAGGAGACCCACGCTTTCCGAAGCCGCGTGCACTGCTCATCCCAGCGGCAAGCGTGTCGATTGGCCACGAGCCAAATAGCTCTATTGCCCAGCAGTATGCCCAGCGGTCTGACCTGCCTGCGGTGGGATGGCCAACCAAGGTTTGGCGGGATGGGAAGTACCTGCTTGCCATGCTCACGGGCATACCGTTGGGCTTGGCTCGGTGGATCGCCACGGGAGTCTACGGAGATCGCTCCGCAGAGTTCTACGAGGACTATCAGGGGCATGGCCCGTGCCTGCGTCGAATTTCCATTTTGGGTGCTGACATTCCAGCGTGCAAAGACCTTGGGCCGATGCCAAATCTGGTGATTGACACCGATGTGGAGGGGCAAGCGAACCCGCTGGCGTTCAGCGAATCGCTGGCATCCATGGCAAGCAAAAAGCATCCAAACTGGGCCGTCAGCATTGGAGGCGTGGGATTTGTTACGTTCAGCGAACAGGCATCAAAGTGCAACGAAACCAAAGGCAAGGGGCAAGGAAACATGACACCGATTCAACAAGCCGTCTTTGATGCGTTAAAGGCGGCGGGCGTAGACACCACAAATCTGGACGGGATGGCGATTGATCAGATCATCGCAGCCGCGTCGCCAGCTTCCCAGAACTCGGAGGGGGGTGGCGACGACAAGGACGGCGACGAGAAAAAGGATATTGCCATGAACGCTGCCAAGTACAGCGAAATGGCAGCAATGCTCGGCGTGCTGGTGAAGCCACTTCACGACAAGCTGGCATCTATGGAAAGTCAACTGGCCACAGCGAATGCCAAGCTGGCCAGCACCGACCAACAGCGGGAACGTGAGGCTATCGCAGCGTTTTGCGAAGCTAATAAAGAGCGGCTGTTTCCTTACGAGTTAGACGCTACCAAGGGACCAACGATCATCGACCAGTTGTTGGCCATGCCCACGGCCAAGGTGGCCACGTTCGCCGAAGGCAAGCTGTCGCCCCGTGAACATGCGATGGCAGCGATTAAGGCTCGTCCGGTGAACCTCGCCAAGTTCGCTGAGAAGCTGGCCGATCCGATGGGGGTCAAGGCGGGACAGGCTGACAAAGTACCGCCTGAACGACGAGAAGAATTACTCAGCAAAACTAATGCTGGTCGTGCCATTCTCGCTGCTCAAAAGAAGTAATCAACGCAACCAACGCCGACTAACGGCACCTACCGTTTTTGATTTGAACTGATCTGACACTACGAGGGCTTTCGACATGTTGAATCCGATTAACACCTACACAGGCGGCGGCGTTCGCCCGTGCATGGATGTGGAGAGCGGGCTAACTGATGCGGTCAACCTGCCTGCTTCCAAGTATCTCCCACAGGGCACCGTGCTCGGCCAAGTGGTTGGCTCGGGAACTGCGGTGGCCGAAGTGCAAACGCTGACGATTACCGGCACCCCAACGGGTGGTACGTTCATCCTGCAATACGACGGCGAGTACACCTCTGCTATCGCCTACAACGCCACGGCTGCTGATGTACAAGCCGCACTTGAAGCACTGCCCAGCATCGGCACTGGTGGCGTAACTGGCGGGGGCGGTGGACTACCGGGAACGGCGGTCACCATTACCTTTGCTGGTTCGCTCGCTGGGTTGGCTCAACCGCTCATCACCGTGGTGGCATCGCTCACCGGTGGCACGAACCCTGCGGCTGCTGTTGCTCGCACCACGGCGGGCAAACCTGCGGGTGGCTACTGGGATGCCTACGACGACAGTGCATCTGGTAGCTTCGCCGGGCTGGCCACTGCTCGCCGAATCCTTCAGTACAACTCGCGAACCGATTCCCAAGGCCGAATCTACGCATCGACGACCAAACAAGGGAGCGATAACGCTTTCTTCCAACGGTCAACTCCCGCGTGGATCGCTGGCACTTTCCGTGGGTCTGACCTCACCGGGTTGGATGCCAACGGCGTCACCGACCTTGGCCGGTTGATCGCTGGGAACACGTCAACGCTGACCGCAGCAACGACGCTCCTCCGCATTGGCTAAGCGTCGGGTGGTAGTGTGGGAAGTGGCCAAGTTGCATCGCTGCTCTTGGCCCGTTTTGAGCAGATAAATTTATGGCTGGCGTCGGTCAGCCCTTCAACTTTTACATAAAGGTTTTTCGGCATGGCAAACATCGTTTTTCCGACGCCAGCGGAACTCAAAGAAATTGAGAAGGACAAACTGGCGGTCCTCACTGCGGACGACCCCGCGTTCAAGATTGTGCCGGTTGTCACTGAGGATGTTGTCGATCTTCAGTGGGAACAAGAGGACAACTACACGGGATTGCAAAACGTCCGTGGGTTGAACGGCCAACCGGGTCGAGTTACCCGTGTTGGTGCAAAGCGGTACAAGTGCGAAGTAGGCTACTACGGCGACTTCGAAGAGATCGACGAAAAGGAAATTACTGAGCGTCGAAAGCTCGGTACGTTTGATGAAAGCATCAACATCGACGACATCGTGATTCGTCGGCAGGAACTCTTGCTGCAACGTGAGATCGACCGTCAACGGAAAATCATCTGGGATCTGCTCACCACGGGCACGTTTACCAGCACGAACAGCAGCGGGAACTTGGTTCACACCGATAGCTTCCCGATTCAAACGGCGACTGGCTCCAACTGGTCAACGCTGTCGTCTGCTACTCCGCTCCTCGACATTCGGGCCATCAAGCCGTTGGCTCGTGGCCGTAGCGTGCGGTTCGACGCATCGGCAACGATGCACATGAACCTCACCACGCTTAACTACATGCTCAACAATTCGAACTCTGCCGACCTTGGTGGGAAGCGGGTCGAAATGGGAGCGACCTTCAACACGCTCGTTGACATCAACAAAGTCATGGCCGCACACGATCTCCCCAAGATCGAAGTGTACGACGAAACGTGGTTCACTGAAGGCACCACGAGCGTCAACCTGTTCATCCCCAACCGTACCGTGGTGGTGATTGGCAAGCGGACCAACAACGCGGCCATCGCCGACTTGGCACAGGTGCGAAATGCACAAAACCCGAACAGCGAACCGGGACCGTACACGCTGGTTACCGATTCGCTGTCGAGCAGCATGAACCCGGTGCCGCGAAAGGTTCGCGTGGATCGTGGTTGGAACGGTGGCGTGCGGTTGTACTTCCCAAGTGCCATCGTTGCACTGACGGTATAAGTGCGGTGGCGTGGTGGGCAGTGTGAGCGTAGGGCGTTGATACGACTGCCCTACGCTGTGTTTTGATCGGTCACCCAAACAAACAGCGAGCTATGGCAAAGCCTCAACTGGTAGCGAAGAAGAATCTGATTCTCAACGGCGACATTGTGTTCGCGGGTAGCGATGTGCCGGAAGGCGTACCGCAGCACCTGCTTGAGCACTGGGCCGAAAGCGGAGCGTTGGAAGTGGCTCCGGTGATGGTGGAGAGCGTCCCGCCAGAAGGCTGGGAAGAGCCGGTCAGGGATGCGACAGCGGAAGAAATTGAGTGGGCGAAGCAGCAGGCCAGCACCGTCTGGAAGGATGCAACCCAAATTGACGTTCTTGGCGACTTGGAAGCGGCCAAACAACGGATCGTTGAAGAGTCTTTGCTGCCTCCCCAACTGGTAGAACTAGACGCGGCCAAGAAAGAGGTTCTTGGCGAGATCGTTGCATCGTTGGGAGCAGCACCGGCAACGGTGGAAAGTGCCGAAGCTCCGGTAGCACCGGTCGAAGCTCCGGTAGTGGCACCCAAACCAACCAACAAAAAGCGAAACTAACCCCCAATGTTCCTTTCCGACTCCGAGTTCACGACCCACGTAGCCGCATCGCTCAAGGTGGCATCGTCCGACCTTGCAAGCTACTGGTCCGAAATCGCCGGGAAGGCTCACCAATCCGCGTACTACGACATTCGCGGTGCGTTGATCAACCGGGGCTTCTCTGCTGCCCAGGTGGATGCATGGGAGCGGGGAGCAGAATTTGAACGCGATATCGGGCTATGGTGGGCCATCATTCGCGGTGGGCGTCCTGCTCACATCGACGACCAAATGATGGAAGCACTTGACCGCCGGATGGAGCTAAAAACGGTGGCCGTGGAAGTTAGCTCCGGGGCCGCACAGGAACCGGGCGGGAACCAATCAAACATTGTTAGCGGGACGCTCGACACCACGACCGACCGCTGGACCAAGGATACGCTGGTATGAAGCAAGTAGAAGCTGGCGTTGAGATCAAATTGCGGGCCACAACGGGCGTGCAATTCAACGTGGGCGACCTCGTTGGCAGACTCGCTGATGGAACTGCGTGTACGTGGCAGGGCTGGCCAAAAAACGACGACGCCAACGCGATGCTCGCCGAGTTTGCTCACGCCTTCGTTGGCATCTCACAATCGCACTATCACAGCGGGCAGCAAGTGCCGGGCATGGTGCTGGGTGATGGCGTTCGGGTGGAATGTGGCGGAACGTTTGAGATTGCAGCGGACGACGCCGACATCGACATCGTGCCCAACCCGGAAGTGGTCAAGGGCACGTTGTTGCGACCGTCCACCGTGGCCGATGGCACGATTCCCAAGCTAACGAATAGCCTGCCATCACATTCCATCGGCGAAGTGGTAGGGGTGACAGGCAACGTGTTCACCGTGAAGTTCCGAGGTTAAGCACCGTGGCCAACGCTGACGATGTACGCAACGGCGTCAAGGCCAAGCTGGCCGCGGCGATGCCATCCAACTGGACGGTGTACGACCGCCCTGACCCGACGCTCAACCCAGCGGACAAGCTACCACTCGTGTACGTGGTGCCGATCCCTGAGCGGATACTCGAAGAGGAAACGGACAATCAACAGGTGACCGGCTATGGCTGCGGCATTGTGCTCGCCTTCCCACAGGGCGGGAAACTGAGCACTGATCCCAACTTAGCCAGCCTGCGACGAACGGCACAACAGGCGGTATACCGCACGGACTACTCCGGGCTAACCGTTGAATCAATACTGCTTGATGAGGGCGTAACCTTCCCTCTCCCCGGCCCAGAGTCGGGGGTAATGGCTACCGGTTTTACGATCACATTGGGACTTGTGGAGGCTAGATACTCATGACAGGCGTGAACATCAAAGTGCGGGTAGGTAGCACCATCTATCGCGTTCGCAAAGTGACCGTCAACGAAACCGTGGGCGAGATCGACGAGACCGACGGCGAATCGGGTGGGTTTGGCGAGTGCGAGGATAGCGGCGTCACCCAAGCCGATGTGACCTTGGAAGGCTGGGTGCGATCTGCAGATACTACTCCGCCGTTACCCGGTGACCTGCTCACCAGCGTCAACGTCTGCTGGGATGGTGTGACGGCGACCCCGACAGTGAACAAGCGGCATAACTTCCCCAAGCTGAAAATCCTTGCCGTGCAACGAGAAGGCGAAGTCAAGGGCGGGTCGATCTCGTACACGCTCACTTGCAAAAGTTCGGGCACGTACAAGTCGATGGGCGTTGCCTAAGCCAGCGGTGTACCTTGCTTGCTGCACTGCTGGGAAGTGGCCACGGATGGCCGGATGGTTAGCGTTTCGTCGGTTTACAGATCACCTGCTTGCACTACCCAACCAACTCACTGAGGTTCTATGTCGATTGCTGCTCAGGCTCTCGCCCTACCCCGCGACTTTGAATTCGATGGGCAGACGTACCAGTTGAAGCCGCTCACCTATGGGGCATTTGCCAAGTTCTCACTGTGGGTGGAGGAGCGGGCTAAGAATGCGATGCTTCGCTCCATTGAGCAGGGGATTAAGCCCGACGTTGCGTATGGCATCTTCCTCGACAAATCGGCGGCTGGCCACTACGAGCCAGGTGGCCAAGTGTTCTCCGATGCGATTGACTCCCCACAGGGCAAGCGGAAGGTACTCGAACTGATGTTGACCGTACCGAAGGGGGTGTCAGCGGCTGACCTGTCCTTTGCCATCTACGCCGACAAAGACGCTTTCGATGCAGCCTGCAAGCTCATGGCAGAGGTCAACTCCGACCCTTTAGTCTTGAAGGCTCTTCGCGTGCCGACGAGCGAGTGAGCCAAGGGGCGGTGAGCCAAGGCCCGGAGCCACTGACCAACCTGCTTCGGGTGCTGTGCGGTGAGCCACTGTGCTACCGTGTCGATGAAGTCGCCAACCTGACCCCGTTCCAAGTGCGTCGGATTCTGCTGGTGGAACGCGACAAAGAGGGCAAGCCAATGCTTGACCTTCCCATGGATACGCAACCGGATGAGACCACGCTGGAGCAGGAGTTTGTTGAGGAGTTTCGGCGACGTGGGATCAATGACCCGGACTTACTGAAACGACTGGCTAGGGAAGCCGCAGAGAGAGAAGAAGCCGATGATCGAGCAACTACCGAGTCCGATGAATGACCCCCAACCAACTGGCGGCAGCGGTGGTACGCAGAAGATCGTGTCGGACTATGCGGTGGCTAACCTCGTTGTGGAGGTCGTGCCGGTCAAGGTGGTGAACTGGCCGTCGATGTTTGGGAAGGGGCCGCCAGCACTTCCCAGCAGTGCAACGCGTGGACTGGGGAGCGGGCAGAATAGTCAGAGTGATGCGGCTTTTGTGCGGGTGATCAATAGTGAGCCGATCAAGGTGGTGCTCACCGGCAACGACAAAAGCAACTCAGTGCTAGGCAGCAACAAGCCGGGGACCGGGGTTGAGTCGCTTTACAAAACGCTAGGCAACTCCTCAAAGAAACAAGCCGATGGCATCGCAAGCCTTTACAAGTCTGTTTCGGGCGGTGGTGCTGGTGCTGGTAGCCTTGGTGCTGAAGCTGCTTCGTTAAGCCGGGCTGCTGGTGCGTTGGCTCCTGCTGCTCTCGCCCTGCTCCCAGTAGCCATCGGCTTGCAAGCCATCACTCCCATGCTGGGAGCTATCAAAGGAGGCTTCGATAGTGGTGTGCAACGTGGTGCGGGAACGTCGGTGTTGGGCAAGGCTGCGGAAGCGTTGGGCGTATCGTTTGGTGTGATCCTGCTTCCGGCCGTCGTGAAGGTAGGCGGTGCCCTGCTGGGCATGGCCGAGTATGTGAGCAAAGAAGTAGCACCTGCGATGCAGAAGTGGGTTGGGAAACTGGCGAGTACGTTTGGTGGGACGGACGAGAAGACGGGAGAGAAGAAGAACGGGATACTTGGCTCTGTGCTCAACGCGGATGTGAACAAGTACAACCCGCAAGAGTTCCTCATCAGGAATGCGAACCCGTTTTCGCTGATTCTTCAAGGGCTTGGCAAGGCTGGAATCATCAACAAGCAAACACCGGTAACACCAGGACAATTGATAACGAAAATTGCTGGTTCGGCATTCAAAGCGGCTGGGGGGAATGTGGCGGAGATCACTGGCAAAGTGAATAGCTATGAATCAAAGGGCGAAAAAGACTTTTTAGAATCTCTGAAAAAATCGCTCGCACCGCAAGCCAGCTACCAAGGCATTGCCGACGTTCGACAGCAGGCTCAGCTTGCGGCATTGAATGAAGATCCCATCGAACGACGAAACAAAGAAGAGCTTTACAAGTTTCTTCAAGCAATGCCGGACACGATTAAGCAAATTGCAAGTAACACCAAGCCACAGGGGACGGCATGACGCTCGCAGTTAAATGGTCAGAACTGGGCGTCAAGGATGGTTCCAGCCCAACGTATTCCACGAGTTGGAAGGGCAATGGAACGTGCCGTCGATACTTCCGCGTGAAGTGGTCAGACCGGCACTTAGCCGTCAAGCAGTTGGTAGGCTACTCCACGGCCCAGACCACGAGTGGTGTGAAGCGACTTCGCCGAGAACTCCCAGAGGGTTATCAAGGCGATTCAACGATGATCTGCACCAACGCTTCGATTGTGAGGGGCGAAAAATGGACTGGTCGCGATGCCATCGACCGTACCACGTACACATCAGTTTCCGGCTACCCGAAAAAAGACCCGAACTCCGACCCGGACGGCGACGACCTTTGGAAGATCAATCAGTTTTCGTGGGCAGTGATCGAAGCCACGTTCACACAGATCGACTTTGGCATCCAAACAGATGCGACTATCGACGGAACGTACGCTGGCAATGAGATGTATCGGTTTGTCACGTATCGTGATGATCGGTCGGCAAGCTACATCACGTTGCGAGAGGGAAAACTCTATTACGTAACTGGCGTTAGTGCGGTCGATGGGCGTTTGGTTGACTTCGCCATTGGGAAGATCGAGGCCAAAAAGTCGATCTATTTGAAATGGCATCAGGTGGCACTTGACGCCATTCCGATGAACACCATCGACGCGATGATTGGGAAGACGAACAAGTATTCTTTCATCGGTTACGATGCTGGCACGTTGCTCTTCCTTCCACCCAAGATCGACCGTTACGTAATGGCTAACGGCAACTTTGGGTGTGATGTAGAATACGTGCTCGACTACTTCGACCAAGGGCAAAATAAGTTGTTGAAGGTGAGTAGCTCTAACGAATTTGAATACTACATGGTCACAACAGACCCGACGCTGACAAGTGCAACGCCGGGATCATTAGCGGCTAAAAAGTTCATTTACAGCGAAGATGATTACAGCAAAGTTTTCGTGGTGAACAACGGGTGATCATTTTTGAATATGACTGTTTTCAACCATAACTCTGACAAAACCAAATCGAAGATCGTCATATTCAATTTTTTTAATTTTGCCGACGATTTTTCTTTTGAACGGACCATCTTTTAGCGTTTTTAGCTCTTGATTTCTTGGATCATCAAAGCTGAACATGGCTACAATTTTGCAAAACCCATCTCTGGTTTTTGGCTTAATTGACTCAACGTTGAACCTGACAGAAATCACATCTTCGTTTCCACCGTAGATATCAGCAGTTGCCGTAGAAAATTCGATTGTTCTGCCGTTGTACTTGTTAAGTGCTGCTGGCATGTTGGAAACGTACAACTCGTAAAGCTCGTCAAGGTCGATTGTTTCAGGAGTTGAATCAACTTTTTTTGCTTCTCGCTTGATGTTTGGCTCGGTGCTCTCTTCTTGCAATATTTCTTTTGCACCTATTACCACAAAATAAACCAGACCGGGCACAATAAAAATGAGCACCAATACCCATGTCCAATCTTTAGGTTTTTTTCGCTCAACTTGCTCCTCTTCCCTCTCCTCTCGCTTCCTCTTCCTCGGTGGCAACTCTGGCGGGGGCATGGCAACTCCTCACATGACAGGCGGTTAGTTATTCGTCGGGACACTGGCGAGATTGTAGCGATTATCCCGGCAGCGTGGAAAGTCGCCCGCCATCCACCTGCCCCAGCACTGGCCCCTATCCCCATGCTACGCTGCCCGAATGAACCCCGGCGACGTACCACGCTTCCGCCCATCACTCCACACACCGACCGCCGCACTCAACGACCTGTCGCGGCTCGTGGCTCCGTTGGCTGGGCTACAGGTGCGGCCCCCCATGTCGCTGCGTCAAACCCCAGCGGGCTACGTGCTCGAATACGACGGGGAGCGAGTCGGGGAAACTTACATCGTGCGGATACCCAACCCGGCAGACCTCGACGAAGAGGGGCTGGTAAGAGGCGTGTTTATCCAGAAATTTTCCGGGCTTCCCGTGGCTAACGCTGACGGTGAGGAAGTGCTGCTCTACTTGGTGGGCAGCTAACCACATGGTCAAATCGTACCAACTATCCATCGCTACGGATGTGGCCAAAGGTGGTAAGCGTGTCGCGGCTACCGTGGACAAAGCGTGCAGTAGCTCAGGGGGAAGCAACTGCATCCCGGCGTCGTGGTGCCGGGTGTGCATTGGTACATCGCTTGACTTCACCTTTGGCGGCACGCTTGCTGGATTAGGCACGATAACGCTGGACGGTGTTGATCAAGGAAGCTACTGGGAGTGGAAGACGCCGTTTCCCAGCATTTCAACGTCCTGCGGCAACTTGTCGATTACCTTCACCGTGGCCGATGATGGAGCGACTAGCCTACAGGTCAACATTGCTGGAACGATCTTTACTCGTGCGAGCAACCCGCCACGAGTTTGCCAAACATATACTCCGGGCGACCCAACTGAGTTTATCTATCCGCAGGCGTTGGTAGATGGATCACCGGAGACTGGCTACGGGCCAGAGTTTACCGTCACGAGCGGAACGTGTACGGGTACGGCGTCGTGTGTGGTGACGAATACTGGGAGCGGTTCGGGAAGTGGCTCACGCAACCCGTATGATTTTGCCGTCGATACGCTGATTACCAAGACGGGGCGGCGGGTACTGGCGGCTATCAACTGCTCTGGCTCGGGTGGATCGAGCAGCGGGGGCGGTGGGAACAGCGTCTACTGGTATGGCACAGACACGGGCGTGCGGAAGAATGGGAAGCGGGTGCTGACAGGGTACAATCCGTGCTGTAGCTCCGATCCCACTTTTAACGGCCCGCGTCCCATCGCTGGATGCTGTGAACTTCCACCGGTGCTGTATGTCACCTTCCCAGCGTCGATGGCTTACCTTGGAACGATGACGCTTACCCTGCAAACCGACCAACGCTGCGACAACTACCAACCGGGTGACCCAACGGAACCGAATGGCCCGGCGTATGCTGGCACGATTGCAAGCAGTGCCTGCGGAAAGGTGTGGGGGTGTCTCAACTGTATCTTTCGCGTTTCAACATCAGTGAGCCACTACATTTTTTACTTCGGCTACGGTGATCCGCCCGCATATGGTTCGATCTCGTCCGGGGGCTGGGAATGCTTCCTCTATGCCTGTGACCCGGTGTATATCGTCGCTCCGGTGAGCGGCAAAAATGCTTCTTGTAATGCGATTTTTGACTATGCCCACATCACGGAGACGGCACCGTGACACCAGAACAAAAGAAGTCGCTTGCAGCCAAAGACCCACGGTACGCTAGGCTGTTTAGCATCACCACAGATGGTACGCCAGCGGCACCAGCCAAACCAAACTGGAAGCCATGCCTCTACCTCGGCGAACGCATCCCCGGCCAACCATGCGGAAGCCAACTCACTCGTTGCAACCTCTACGGCGACATCACTACCACGGTCACGCCTTGCTCCGTGGCTCAACGGTGCTGCTCTACCTGCGACAAAAAGCAGACGGTGGAACCGCTCCCGTATCTGACGCCAACGTGGACTCACCAGTTTGCTGACGATCTCCTACCAGATCGGCACGTTACCAACTGCTCAATTCTCCCGTACAAATCGCGGTTGCTCCTCGCCTACCGCACTGGTTGGATGGGTGCACGCATCCACGTTGCCGAACTGCACGACGGACTAAAAGCCGGGCCATCAAAGACGCTCAATCTCTCGCATCCCTACTCTGTGGGGGGCCGCGAAGATCCCCGGTTGTTCATCCATAACGACCGGCTTCACCTGGCCTACGTTGGCGTGCGACTGCTCACCAATCGCAAGGTAATTGCAAGACAGTTGTTTGCACGGCTCACCGATGACTACGAAGTCGAATACGTTTGGGAACCGTTCTATGATGCCTCCCCCGAATGGGAGAAAAATTGGCAACCGTTCAGCGTCGATGGCCGGTTGTTCGCGGTGTACTCCATGCAACCATGGCGAGTGCTGGAACTGATGGGAGGCCGTGCGGTGCAACTGTTCGCCGATGGTCCCAACGTCCCATGGTCAGGCGGCTTCGCTCGGGGCGGTGCTCCTCCCGTGCTGCACAACGGCGAATTCTACGCATTTTTTCACGGGTCCGACTTCAGCAGGCGTGGCACGGGACAACCTGACGTGTACACCGTGGGCGTGTGTACGTTTGAGGCCAAACCACCGTTTAGGCCGCTCAGAATCACGACACAACCGATATTCGGGCCGGACATGACCGACCTACCACGCTTCGCGAATGGCCGACTCTGGCACGCGGCTACAGCGTTTCCGTGCGGGGCTTATCACGACGCCGGGCAGTGGGTGGTGAGCTACGGGCACAACGATCACTGGTGCAGAGTTTCAGCGTTCAACGCTGAGGAAATTGAGAGCAGGCTATGCAAAATCTGAGCGGTGACATTATCCTCGGGGGGTTGATGACTCGGCCCCCGCTTCCGACGTTGGCCGGTTCGGCGTGGAAAGTTGGCGAGGGGCGACAGTCAACACTTGCAGACCTTCCACCGGAGAAGATCGCCGACTATATCCGACCACTTTACGAATCAGTTCATCGCATCAACGGGCTTCGATGCGTGGTGATTCACGATGGGCTTAAACCAGCGTTCACCGAGCGGTACACGACGGAGCGGTTCACGTTCGATCAGGTGACCGCAGACGGTTCGATCAACGCGTATGACCGGCGTTTTTTCGCGTTCAAAGATTGGCTTGAATTGCATCCCGAGGTTTCGCGGGTGTTCATCACCGACGTGAACGACGTGGCATTCGTCGCCGACCCGTTCGCATGGTTGGACTCGCTGCGGATTGCTCCCGATATGATCTTGCTTGGCGAAGAGTGGACGAAATTCCGGGAGAACGATTGGTGGACTGGATCACTTGACTGGATGCCTGACGACTATCGCGACTTTTTCACTCGTGAGTTTGCGGACAAATACCCGTTGACTTGTGGGACGTTCGCGGCTCGGCGTGATTCGATGCTATCACTGCTCGGGGCGTTCACCAAGGAGATGACGCGAGTATTGGCCAAGTGGGTCGATGAGATTCCCCCGGTGCCCGCCGATATGCAAGCGTTTAACGTGACCGTCTACCGGCACTTCCTTCCCAGCGTGGCAGCGTTTAAAATGGATGCGGGATATCCGGGGGTTAAACTGCTCGCCCCACGCTCGCCCCTCCAACATGACCGTGGGGCGGCGTTGCGACTGCTTGATGAGGCCCGCATACGTGATGGAATGGGCGACATTACTTTCCGCGTTGGAACTGAGGACAGGCTCATCTGGGACTGTGTCGCAGTCAAGAACGAGTACCGCCTGCCTGACGACTTGACCGGGCAAAGCGTTCTCGACATCGGCGGGCATATCGGCTCCTTCGCCTACGCCTGCCTGACCCGTGGTGCGTCCCACGTTCTGAGCGTTGAACCCGACCGTTCCAACTTCGATACGCTCCAAAAAAATACGGCAAAATTTGGCGTTCGCTCCTCGGCCATCCGTGCAGCGGCTTGGCGTTCCGATGAAGGCCACGAAGCAGACCGGCTAACTCACACCGGCTACGGAACAAACACAGGCGGCGGTCGATGCCGTCCCGATATCGTTGGGGAGAACGTGCCAATCGTGGCGTTCGATGCACTGGTACGCATGGCGGCAAGCCACACGGGATTTGTTGACCTGCTAAAGCTGGACTGCGAAGGTGGAGAGTGGCCAGCGTTGTTCACCTCGAAGGAACTCTGGCGAGTGAACAAAATCGCGGGCGAGTATCACGGGCTTGCAGCATCGTGGCTAGGCGACGAAATCAACGGGTACACCATCGATAATCATGGACTGAAGCGACTGCTCACCGATGCAGGCTTCGACGAAATTACCGTCACAGACCCAGACCCGGATGGCAACAGATGTGGGCTATTCTTCGCGTCTCGGCATTGATCGCACTCCTTCCACGGGCTATGCTACATCCGTCCCCGCCTCTGGCCGCCCGGCCCGTGGAAGCTTCCTCTCGATGACTCAGGGACTGCTTTTCTCCTCACTCTCAGCACTCACCACACTCACCGGCCACGATGCCGACGGCGACAGCGACGCCCTAACCGATCCGCTCCCCCTCGTCCCTCTCGACGATCTCCCCCTACTAGACAACCGTGCTGCGGAACTCGTTGTCGATCGGTTGGAATCCGCATGGGCAGAGGGTCTGCTACGGCTGACCCCTGACCAATACTGCGACGTACTTACCGCACTCATGCCCGATGATTTTGTCGTTCGCTCGCCTACCACGCTACCTTCCACCGGAGCAGCGGGCACAACTCAACGCATTGCCGACTATGCGGTGCGTGGTGCCCGCCAAGAGCCAGTAGTGAGGGGCGACGATGTACTACCCCTTGGGAAGCGGTCGCTGCGTGCAGAGATGCGGAGCAACGGCAAGGGGTGGCGGGTGCTGGGCTGGGGAGATGTTGGCGACGACGACACGCCTGCCATCAGGCCGGGCATGTATCGAGATGTGAATGGGCGGTGGTATTCGTTGGGCTAGGCTGGGAAGTGGGGAGAGCGTCAAGGGTGACGTTGGATGCCTTCCACATGGCTTCCGCGTTCACGGCACTCTCCACCACAACCACGGGCACCGTGGATAGTCCGGCCAACTTCGCTGCGGCCAGTCGGCGTGCCCCACAAATCACCTGGTAGGGCCGATTCATCGCCACAGCACGGGCCGTGGCCTCTCGCTCGCTGGCATACGAGTATCGGCTCAAATCTCCGGCATACGTCTGGGCCACAAACGCCGACGCATCGACGGCATACCATTCACGGCGATGGTTGTAGCTCCCGGCGACGGCTACCCACGTTGGTGGGACCGATCGCACGATGATGGGCTGAATCACCCCATGCTCCCGGATTGACTTGGCCAGCAGGCGAATGGCTTCACTCGTGGGAAGCGTGCGATCTTCGGGCACAAACGGTGGCGTGGCAATGTCAATCGTGGGGAGTTGGAGCGGAGAACCGTGGGCGGCGTGCAGAACTGGCGGCGAGTTGGTTGGCATGAGTGATTTATATCACGCGGTCAACGGTGGCGAAAATGAAAATTGGGTGGTGGTGAGCATTAGAGGTGGCGAGGTTGGTACGGTGGTGAGCAGAACGCGAACGCCCAAAGGAGTGTAGCTGTGATGATGCTCGGCCAAGTCCCAACGTCTGTCGATTGGTCACAATGGGGGATTGCTGGCTCACTGGTAGGGTTCCTTGTGTACCTCGTCATCTGGTCGTTAATGAAGGAATCGCCACGGGCACTCGCCCAGTCCCGCGAAGACTTGAAGGGTGCTCGGGCAGAGTTCACAGCGGCACTTGCTGACCAAGAAACCAAGCTACTCAACACGCTACGCGAACAACGGCAAGAGTTTACGGCAGCGTTAAAAGAGCAGCGTGCCGACTTTGCCAACGTGCTTAAAGACATCACGAAAGAGAATGAAGACGCCATCAACCGGGCCATGGAACGTGTGGCCGGAAGGCTGCGAACATGAGCGGCAAACCACTTCCCACCGGGCGCTTCACCGGACGCTACGAACTACTTGACATCGACCCACAACCGGTGCCGTCGTCTCCGTGGATCGTGCGAGCGGCAAACGTGCTACTTGGTGGGCTGGGATCACCGACGCTTTACCTGTTTGAGCCACACCCTACCAACCCACTCACCTACACCGACTCACGCGGGCGAGTGTTCGCACTCACGGAAGACTTCGAGTTTGACGGGGCGACAACTCCCCGGCTGGCGTGGTGGTATCCGGGGTTCTCCCCATGGGACTGGCCACGAGCGGCGGCGGTGCACGATTGGCTATTTGAGACTCATCACCGTGGCAACGATATCCTCTCGTTCCACGAAGCAAACGAACTGCTTGGCGAAATGTGCCGGACGCTGGGCGTAGCAGAGTGGAAGGTCAAGCTCATCGTTTGGGCTTGCAATCGGTTCGGCAAGACACTTTGGGACCATAACAAATGAAGCGATTTTTGGCTGTCAGTTTTTTGCTTGCAGTAGCAGCTCTTTCACGGGCAGAGGTCGTGATCGACGGGGAACGCAAGATTCCCGTGAATTCCTTCGCGGAACTCAACGTCAAAAACGCCCCAAACATTGTTTGGCAGATCTCGCCAGACCCGGTAAAAGCATCTCGGCGGGGAGGCTATCTCTATCTCGGTGGCGTGCCAGGAACAACCTACACGGTCGCGGCCGTCGTCGTGGACTTCGAGAAGAAGACGGTAGAAGCGGCAGAGGTCAAGATCGTATTTGAAGGGGCAACGCCACCAGTGCCACCAGCACCGGGGCCAAATCCCACACCTACCCCACCAGCACCAACCGACCTTACAGCCAAGTTCGCTGCCACGATCAAAGCCGATGGCGTATCACCGGAAACAGTCCGGAAGTATGCAGAATTTCTCAACGGTGGCGTGGCTGACGACAACATCAAAGCGTTCGCCACACCTCGCGAATTACTGCGACAAATCCGCACGGTAATTGCGGCCACGATCACTGACGACAAGGTAGATGGGTTGAAAGCGTTGGTTGATGCCGAGATCAACAAGCGACTTGCGGGGCGTGAAAATGCCGCCATCGACACAGACCTAAAAGAGTTGATCAAGTCGGTCATCAAGGCAGTGGTTGATGCCCTGCTCGAAGCTCTGAAGAAGTGACGCCGAACGCCCAGCAATTCACCAACAACAGGACATCACATGATTCTGATTGACCGCGTGGACGAGATCGTCCGCAACAATGACCCAGTGGGCTTTGAGACGCTTTTCGGCGTCTACCTTGGCGACACTGGTGGCTACACACCGGCAACAATGGAACCAGAAGTGCGGCGTGCCAACGAGGATGTGATCAACTCGCTGCCGCTGTATAGCTTCCCGGCGATCACGGCACCGTCCGACGTTCGCCAAGCATTTCTCTGGCGATTTGCTCGCAAGCAAAACGGCGGGAAGAATCCGACCGTTTTCTATCAGATCACCGGCTCGTGTGTGGGGAACGGTGGCGGCCAAGCTGTCGCTTATCGCTCTGCTGTAGACATCGCAGTTGGTGACCAAGAGCGTTGGCAGTTTCCACCGTTCTACCTCTATCCCTACGGTCGCTCTCGTGCGTACATGGGAGCGTTCACCCGCGGCTCGGGATCGCTGGGGAGCACCATGGCCAAGGCACTGGCCCAAGACGGGATCTTTGCAGCATCGGAGCCGGGGCTGCCCACACACGAGGACGACGGCGGGATCACCTGGGGGCGGTCCACTGAACTGGGCTGGTCGCTCATTCGTGACGGGTCCGAGTTGCACACCAAGTACCGTGAACTGGCTGCTCGGCACAAGTGCCAGACTAGCCAACCACTCACCGACGTGGCCCAAGCTCGCTCGGTGATCCGTGACCGGCTCGGGACGCTAACCATCGCTTCGACGTGGGGCGGGTTGAATCAATGCCCGCTGGAAGGCCCACAGGGCAACCAACGGCGAATGAATCGCCGGTCAGGCCGATGGCCTCACCAAATGTCTGTGATTGGCTGGGAAGATCACCCGACGCTCGGTGAGATTTACTTCGTGCTGAACTCGTGGGGACTAAACGCCCACGGAACGGTCAAGATCAACGGCGATTTGTTTACAGATGATTCGCTCGCACCTGCGGGGGGCTTCTGGATCAAAGCCGACGAGTTTGATTGGATTTGTCAAAACGGTGAAGTGTACCCGTTCTTCGATTGGGACGGATATCCGGCAACGGCTGAATCAATGCTTGCCTGACAGTGATGAATCGCCCTTGGTTTGCCCTTGTTTCACAGGAGTTGTTATGTTGCGATTGCTTTCCATCATCTTGCTCGCTGCCTTCTTTGTGCCGTGGCAGGCGGCTCGCTCTTCTGAGTTGCAGGTGTCAGTTGCGTACGCCTATCAGCGGGCACGATCGACGCCAGAAGTTACACCTGCGGTTGTCGCCACCGAACCAGTGGCCCGGCCCAAAAATGTGTTCATTGGTGGAACTTGGTACACGCAGCAAACCGATGGCACGCTGACGGTTTGCCAATCATGCAATGTGGCCCAGTCTCGACCGGAGACGGATCAATCTGAGACGGTGTACCAATCGGCGGGCTTCTGCGGATCGCGGGCACGCTCGGGCGGGGCCTGTGGCCTGCTCTCAGTGCCGTTCAAGATTCTGGCGTTTCCGTTCCGGCTGTTTGGCTGTCGATAACTCTTGGTGATCTCATGCTCTGGTATGCGTTGTCGGTGGTGCTGATCGTTCTCCGGGTGCACGGCATCACGCACCCGGCGTTCCAAGCGATCAGCCACATCTTCGTCGGTGTGCTGCTTGCTTCCGGCGTGCTGTCGCAGCGTGACCGGCGTTGGTTGTTCTGGGTGCTGCTCGTGTCGCTGACGCTCGTTGAAACCCTGTGTACGTTGAAGGTGCTCTAATGGCCAAAGGTCCGGTTGATCCCGCGTTGATCGTTCAACTGATCGCTGTGGTGATTCAGATTTTGATGCAGCTACTTGCCAAGAATCCACGGGCGGTCGCCGACCATCTGAGCGGGGCCGACGTGCCGTTCCTCTGGCGGTGGATCGTGGTATGGAAGCGATGGGCCAACGTGCGGGCGATTGTGCGGGAGCGTGCATCGGGTAAGACGGACGACGTGCCGGGAGCGGTTGAAGCGGTGTGTAGGCAGTTGGATGGGGTGTCGGCCGCGACGGTGGCCCAGATTTATTTGCAGTCGCCCGGGGAATCGTGAGAGGGGGTGATCCAATCTGATCGGCAGTGACGCACGAGGGCTGAGCGTCGATGCTCGGCCCTCGTTAGTTAGTGGGTGGTGGGTAGTGGTGGAAGGTTGGCGAGCGAGCGACCGTAGGCGACGCAGGCGGCGGATTCGTCGGCAAATGCTTCGTCCTGATTCGGATAGTAGACCGTGAATGGATTCGTGGGGATTCGCCGGCCTCCCTGAAGATGAGCGAACACCACGTCCGGCAAATCACCATAAAACTCTCCGTCTTGGCCGGGTATCACAAGCTGATCCGTTCCCCACGCAAACCATCCCCTCCACGGGTCTGAGCCTCTTTCGCCTTGGTCATTGCCCAAAGATGTCGGTCGCTTATCCGTCAACATCACCCGCATGACCGGGTGCTCCTCAAATATACTTCGTGCAAGCCCTTCGATGCGTCCGGTGCCACTACACGTTTTACAGTTAAACTTGCACCGTTCATCGTGGTGATGATGCTGCCTTCGCGGGTCTGTTTCGTGCAGCACACCATGGATAACTTGGCCTGCCCGACCAGCATGTGAGTGCGTACCAGAACAGTCATAGTTAAGGCAGGTTGGGCACGGTCCCCCAACAAACTGCTCGCAGGTTAGCCGAATCTCAGAGATGAAACCACGTTGCCAGCGAGAGTCGTAGTTTTGATGTCCAACGATAGAAGTCATGCTGTCCGGCCATTCAATTAACGGAGAACCCACAGCATTGCCTCGACAGTATTCGACTCTAGCTATTTGGTCGGGCCACCTGCACTGAATTCGTATAAACTCCGCTCGCTCCTCCTGCCCACTCTCCTCCAACCAGTCCGCATACGCCAGCCGTGGGGCGTCGTCGGCGGGATCTTCGAGGACGCGGCGAAGCATGAGCGGGCCGTCGGCGGGCGAGAAGTGGGAGCGTCCCATTAGTTCACCGCCCTTACGTTCTCTGTGTCATCGGTGGGTTCAAGGTATTGAATCGGTTTATCATGGCTCTTTGCGTATTCAATTTCTGACCGTGTCGATTCGCCAATGTAACCGCCAACATTCAGCACAAAGACTTCGTCAGCCAAGTCAATCTTTCGCTTGTGTAACTCGTCAAGACGGGCCTTTAATTCGATGTCGATCGGCACGTTTGTGTCCGGATGGTTTGGATCGAGATCACCAACGCCCAAGACGATTTTCCCTTCATGCGTCAGGCGTTTCGTTTCGGCCCACCAAGACTCTTTGAACCGTGTGCTTCCACACAAGCACACAATCACCGGCCTCAGATATCGCTCGTAATGTGGCGGGTCCGAGTCTGGCTTCTGTCGGTAATAGACATCACGCTCGATCCAAGAGCTATTGAATCGTTTTGAAAATCCGCTCATTTCTAAACCCTCAGTATGCGAAACAGTCGATCCAAAACCAGCACCACCGCCCACACGGCGATCAGTGCGAAAATGCTGGCTTGCAGACCAGCGGCTAA